AAAAGAATAAATAACCTTAACAAAAGAAATCGTGAAGCTGAAGAAAGAGCTTTACAAGCTGAAAGACTTTTAGCGCAAAAAGCTCAAGAAAATGAACAGCTAAGAAAACAAACTCAAGAACTCACAAGTAATGTTCTGGTTGCAGAAGAACAATCGATACAGGCAAAAGAACAACAAGCTGATGAATTATACAAAAAAGCCGTTGCTAGTGGCGATGCAGATTTGATGTCTAAAGCAGATACACTGAAAAGCGATTTATCTATACAGAAAGAAAAGCTAAGAATTGCTAAGAATAGACAACAACAAGAACCAGAGGTTACGCAAACTACTGTAACTCCTGAGCCACAACAACAACAACAACAAGAAGTTCAGCCAACAAAACAAGCATTAGAGTGGAAAAATAAAAATTCTTGGTATGGAGATCCATCAAGATCAGAAGAAACACAATATGCTTACTTCCAGCATTTTAATCTTGTTAATGAAGGTTATGAAGCTGACAGCGAAGAATACTATAATGAGCTGAACAATAGAGTTTACAAGGTTTACCCTGATTTGGGTGGATCTGTAGAAACTGCCGAAAAAACTGATGCTAAACCCACTGTGCAAAGAGTGGCATCAACTTCTGTAGGAAGTCGGCAAAAAACACAAGCAAAGAAAGGTGGTGTGACATTTTCAAAATCTGAAATGCAACGCCTAAAGACTCTGAAACCACACAATATGTCGGAAGATGATTGGTTAAAGAGGGTTGCTAAAGAAAAACAAAAAATCTCACAAAGAGAGGTAAGTTAATATGTCAGGTTTAGAAGATTATGCAAGAACCAGTCGTGAATCCGAGTCACACGATAAAACAACTCGTAGAAAACCATGGGAACCAGTTAGAAAGCTCGACACCCCACCAGCTCCAGAAGGTTATGAGTATAGGTGGATTAGACAAGCTACGCTAGGTGTTGAAGATGCAAATAATGTGTCTTACAGATTGCGTGAAGGATGGGAGTTCGTTCAAGGTAGCGAATTACCAGCTGGATGGGATCTACCAACATTTGGTGAAGATAAAGGGCGATTAGCTGGTGTTGTTTATAATGAGGGATTGATCCTTGCTAAAATGCCACTTGAGACAGTCAATGAAAGGCGCAGTCATTATGAAGATAAGACTCGTCAAGCAAGTCAGGCACTTGATAATACAATTTTCAACGATGCCAGAAAAGACAGTCGATATGTTAAGTATGATAGTAAGAGAGATTCCAATGTTACTTTTGGTAAAAAATAACCGAGAGTAAATTTACATAGGAGTGAATCAAAATGGCGAATAAAGACGCTGCTTTTGGTTGCAAACCAGTGCGAATGATGGGCGGTGCTCCATATTCTGGCGGTCAAAGCCGATACAGAATTGCAAGTGGAGCTACTACACCAATTTTCATGGGCGACTTAGTTACTCAACTAACCGCTGGTGTTCTTGGTAGACACGCTGCTTCAGGCACAGTCCCAATTGTTGGTGTATTTAACGGAGTTCAATACACTGATCCTTCGACTGGTGAGCAAGTATTTAAAAATCATTATCCGGGTAGTATTTCTGCTTCGGATATAATCGCTAATGTAATCGATGATCCTAATGTTGTTTTTGAGGTTCAAGCTGACGACACTTTCCCTGTCGCTGACTTGTTCGGAAATTTTGACATTGTGGATGGTGGTACAGTAGGCGATACAAGTTCTGGAAGATCGAATACAGAGTTAGATGTGACGACTGGTGCGACAACTGCCACTCTACCTTTGAAAGCAATCGATATTTCACAGGATCCCGATAACTCAGATGTCGCATCAGCCAACACTAATGTTCTTTGTGTGATTCAAAACCACATAATGGGACAGAAAGGTGCTGGTCTAGCTTAAAGGAGCTTAATTATGGCTATTAGTAGAGCGCAACTAGCTGCTGAGCTAGAACCCGGCTTGAACAGTCTCTTTGGATTAGAGTATGAATCTCATGGAGAAGAATACTCAGAAATATTCGTTATGGAAGATTCTGGTAGGGCATTTGAAGAAGAAGTGATGCTTGTTGGTTTTGGGGCTGCCCCAGACAAAGCAGAAGGTCAAGGTGTATCGTTTGATAACGCTAACGAAAGTTTTACTGCTCGTTACACTCACGATACAGTTGCATTGGCATTTGCACTAACCGAGGAAGCTATAGAAGATAATCTATACGACCAACTCGGTAAGCGTTACACAAAAGCATTAGCAAGATCAATGAAGCACTCGAAAGAGGTAAAAGCTGCATCTGTTCTTAACAATGCGTTTTCATCATCGTTTACTGGTGGTGATGGTGTATCACTAATCAATACTGCACACCCATTAGCTGGTGGTGGTACTGAAGCAAACAGAGCAACAACAATGGCTGACTTAAACGAAACATCATTGGAAGCAAACCTAGTTGATCTAGCAACTTTCACAGATGATCGTGGTTTACAAATCAGTGTTATGCCATCGAAACTAATTGTGCCACCACAATTGGTTTTCGTAGCTGACAGATTGTTGAACAGTGAACTAAGAACTGCGACAGCAGATAATGACATCAACTCAATCAGAAACACAGGCATGATTTCTGGTGGAGCTGTTGTAAACCATTATCTAAATGATCCAGATGCTTACTTCATCATTACTTCTGTAACGGACCAAGGCGAAGGACTAAAAGGATTTCAGAGAACTGCAATGTCAACTTCAATGGAACCAGACTTCACAACTGGAAACATTAGATACAAAGCTAGAGAGAGATACTCATTCGGGTTCTCTGACTGGAGAGGTATCTATGGTTCACAGGGTGCTTAATTGAACCAACAGTAGGGTTTATTACTCAACTACTGATAAAGGGTGCTTTCGCACCCTTTTTTTATACCTAAAATAAATTAAAAAAAAGTGTATAAATAGTTGTACATTTGTGTATTATTTAGTATTATATGTATGTGGAAACAACATTTAAAAACAAAAAAGGAGACAAAATGATAAAAAATCCGAATTGGGACAGTATCAAAAGTTACAAAAATATAGATAACCTTTCAAAAGCACTCACTAGACTTGGCTTCGCAGATCTAAGGTATATGATTATCGGTGTTCCTGGTACGACTAGAGTGACAGCAATCTTTTCCTTAACAGAACTAACGCACTACCACCCAGATGTTCGTTTTATAGACATAGCTAGTAAAGGTTTCATGGTCGTCAATTAATTGACGACCTTTCTTTCAATAAAAAAAAAGGAGAATCATGAGTAGAAAATCAAGCATGAGCGAGTCAAAATTAATTGACAAAATCGAAAAAGAGTTTCCAGAAGCCAAACCATCACCAGCATCAACTTTTGCTGAAGGTTATGAAGGTATCTGGTTTAGAGGTAGCGAAGATAGTGTAGATCATGTACCAATCTTTGATTACTGGAATGAAATGACAGTACATCCTAAGTTGAGTGAGATATTGATGGATGCTGGTTGGTACTCAGAGCCATATGATGCTGGTACTTTGATGGCTTTCCCTGATTGGTGATTATGATGGAAGATAAAACTTTTAAATTACCATTACAGTTTGGAGAAGAAATCGCCCTACCTGATGGGCGATTTGTTTCTACTGCAATTATAGAAAAAGATAACCAAGACTTTTGGGCGATCTATCGTGTTCGTAAATCTGAGTTGAAGAAAGCTGGTATCTTCATAACTAAAGAAGGCGATCAGTGGGTTTGTAAAAGATATCGTGATGATAATGAAAAGATCGAAGAATCCATGGCTATCTCTAGTGATATCGAAATAAAAGCACCAGAGGGATTGGATTATTACCCATACCAAAAAGCTGGTATTGAGTTTCTATCGAAAAAACCATCTGCTTTGATTGCAGATGAGATGGGACTAGGTAAAACTATTCAAGCAATTGGTTTGATGAACTCAGTTGATTTGCCAAGAGTTCTTATAGTAGTGCCAGCATCAGTAAAAATTAACTGGGGTATTGAGTGTAAAACTTGGTTGGTGCAAGATCGTGACATCAAAACCATCGAAAATGGTAAAGATGAGTTTCCCATAAACCCTGATATTGTAATTATCAATTATGATTTGCTCACAAAATTCAAAGACAAGATTCTTACAAGAACTTGGTCATATGTAATTTTTGATGAGTGTCATTATCTAAAAAATAACAAAACACTTAGAGCCAAAGTTGCTTTGAAAATAAAAGCAGATAGAAAAGTCGCTCTGACTGGCACACCAATACCAAACAAACCAATTGAGTTACAACCAATAGCTGGTTATCTAAGTCCAAATGTCTTTGGAAACTTTCACCAGTATGGTTACAAATTCTGTGGAGCGCATCAAATTAGAATTGGTCGTAAGACTTTTTGGAATTACGATGGTGCAACTAATCTCAAAGAATTACAAAAAAGATTGCGATCCACCATTATGCTTAGAAGAAAAAAGAAAGATGTATTGACTGATTTACCAGACAAAGTAAGACAGGTTATTGTACTAGGTAGAGATCATTATGGTCAGGAATTAGAAAAAGAATATGATGCATGGTCAGATGTGATCGCAGAAACATCATCTAATGATATACCTTTCGATAAAATGGCTGGTGTCAGACATCAAATGGCTTTAAAGAAAGTGGATCATATTGTAGAACATGTATCAACTATTGATCACAAGGTTGTAGTCTTTGCTCATCATAAAGATGTCATAGCTGGCATCAAAGAAGGCTTAGAAAAACACGACAAGAAAGTGGTTATCTTAACTGGTGACATGTCAACTAAAGCCAGACAAGTATCAATTGACGAATTTCAGAAAGGTGATGCTGATGTTTTCATAGGAAGCATACAGGCTTCTGGTGTAGGCATTACATTGACTGCTTCTAGTCATGTGGTTTTTGCAGAGATGGATTGGGTTCCAGCTAACATGAACCAAGCAGAGGATCGATGCCATAGGATTGGACAGAAAGACTCAGTGCTTGTGCAACACATCGTAGTTGATGGATCTATTGATGCTAAACTAGCTGAGACACTCGTTAGTAAACAAAAGATTGCTGATAAAAGTCTTGATGATCCAGAACTCGTCAATGTGATTGTTGATGAAATATCATATGATGCCAGTGAAGTTCAGAAGCTATACAAAGGCAAAAAAGTAAAAGCATTGCCATCACATGTAGTCAAAGCAATGCAAGAGTGTGTGAGATTATTGGCAAGATACTGTGATGGCGCAAACGCTGAAGATGGTACTGGCTTCAATAAATTCGATGCTCCATTTGGTCACAGTGTTAATCGTATGGATGATTGGACAGTACCCATACAACATGCTGTGAAAGACATGCTCAAGAAATACAAAAAACA